GTGGTCAGGTTCCCCGTCTATTTGATATATACGGGTAACCTCTTGAGAGTCGCTCTCATGGTCACGAATATAGCTTAGGAAATCCCTCCGAGCATGTGTGTTGTCTTTTATCGAACATTCTATTAGGTTCAATCCGTGAAATGCCAGAAGCCTTACCACCTGTTCATAAATGACAGGTGCTTTGTTATGGCAGGATTCAATCAAGCCGGGCACTTTACCTGCTAGCAGAGTAAAGCGCGCTTCCCTAGAGGTTTTATCCCCAAAGAGGAGTGAAGCTTGATAACACCTTTCCGAAAAACGGAAAGGAGCTGGATTGTTCCTGAAGAAGCTGAGGAAGACGCCGGGGGCCGGGATTCGGTTCGGTTGGCCAGTTCTGGCGAAACTCTCCCCAACCAGGGGAACAAGACGTCACCAGAACGTTCCTACCTCAGAGAATGCTCTTACGGGCACTCCTGTAACCTCAACTCCGTTCACGTACCACCGCTTGGCAAATTCGTACATGTTCTTTGAAACATGGGTCTTGGCATCACTGATACCAACACCTATATCCTTCAGAATAGCTAAATAGGCCTTGGCGATTCCGTTATTCCTTATAACTATGTCGTCTCCTAGGAGAATGTAAGGGATCGGGGTTACCCTCGATCCTGAGCGCTTCGAAGCTATTCTCACCACTATGTGGTGGCAAAGCGAGAAGACTGCCCATGAGGAATAAGCACCCATTGGCTGTCCACAGGCATAAACGGCGGGCCCACTTCGGCCCTCCGGCCTCTTTAGTTTTAAAGGGGCGAGTGCACTGATATGAAAGGGAATTCCGACCATGACTTCTCGTCATGCTCTCGCGAATTCAGCACCAAACATCTCCTCCAACACAATAGATTGGAACTCAACGGGAAATCTGTCCGTTGCGTTTGTAAGGTCTATGGAATGAAAAGATGATCTACTCTTTCCGACGAAACTTTTAGCATTCTGCTGAAAGGTTCGATCTTGAGGAATCCCCTCAAGAACTTTCATGATTTGTTTATGGAGTGGAAAGAGGGCATCCTGGCTGAAATAGTCCAGAATGGCGATCACCCGAACTTTGGCCTCAGGATCAAGGACAGAGCAGACCTTACGGATAGCTGGGGGTAGCTGAACATTCGCCTTCATTCCGCATTCATTGCGGTGAAAGTTTATTCAGTCTTCCAAATCAACTCTCAGGCACTCTTTAATGTTTTGCTGGAATTCTGGGGAACCCTGTGTAAGGGTTCTCCAGTGTCCCAAGAGCTCTGGATTGCGCTTATTAATGCATTTCAACTCTCAGATGGAATCCAGCATTGCTGGATTCCCCGCTGTCCCTTGTTTTGTGGATAAATGGTATGATTCATAGTTGGGCAAACTTATATTTAATAAGTTAAGATCACCCAAGACTTCTTTTATCTCCGCTCTAAAGCTTTCCATGCTTACTTTGTAAGAATTTGGACTTTCTATGGAGTCGGTGTCCATAACTTTGTGACCTCCCAAAATACTTCTGGAGAGGATCAGCAAAGTGTTTAGGAAACGCGTGTCCTCAACCACGCCAGTGTCGATTAGTCCCATTAAGGGTCCTAAGCACGCTGGTAGCCCCCTTTTATTTACCCTGATATTCATAGGGCTTTTTAGAAGGGGCGAACCACACAGGTACCGCGTTACATGAAGTCTTACTATTTTCAAAATCTTAATAGCCTCATTCGGACCTTTGGTCCTTATGAGCTTCAATATATGACCGCACCAATGTTTTGAACAGTCCTCAATAGATTTCGAAGGC